GCAATAGAACCCGGTAGTATGCCATTCTATCGAATACAATGCGATAGAGGACCCTAAAGATAATCCTACCAATAACCCGCGTATAGCCATTCTCTATCCCTCCTTTTCTGCCAGTGCAATAGCGGCCTGTAACCGCCTTGCGAGCGAACCCCCTATTCTATTATATATGTATTCGGGAGTATCTCGAATAAAGTGTACGGCCTGTTTGCACCCTTCTAATAGTACCTCGTGGCTATTGACAGCACGCAAGATAAAGCGTGTATTAGCTTTCTGTTCGTCCTCGTCTATACCCGAAAGGGTTGTATCGCACCTAAAAACGCAGCTATCATGGCTTGGATCATCAATATTATCATTTCCGGCCTCTATTTCCGGGTTTACATAATAACCACCTAACATATCCTCCTGTATATACCAAGGTACTGGTGTGTGCTCACTCATTATATATCCCTCCTTTCTATCTATATTTACATCCATCTATGATTAAACACATACCCCCCTTCTTTGTGATGGTGCGGAGTATATACCCTATCCCCGTTAGCATGATCATTTGACGGACACCCCTTCCCTATGCACTCATACCCATTAGGGTATAGCGCATAACCCAAATTATATACAAGGTGAAACCCCATATCCATACCGCACCCATGTGCCTTCGTTCCCTCATGTCTCCTATCGTACCCTTCTAGGAGTACACCAACAGAATGACTAATTCGTATTAGTTGATTCTCCCGTATCACATACAGGTCAATCACCCGATACATTCCGCTCCGCGAGACATGCACCAACTTTGTATATATCGTGTCTCCCGGCTTGAGTATTCTTTGGAGATATTCCCTTGCCTCTTGTTTCTCTCTCTCTTCTTTCCTCATTGTCTATTCTCCTTTCCTCTTCTTATATTTTTAGATTGTCCGGGTTATATCTGCCAATACTATCTTGTATCGTCGCTTGGCTAACATACCCGCTCCATCCCTGATAGCCATTGTACTTTGTATTCTTCTCCCAACAGAAATAGTCGACCTGGAGTGAGCAACAATGTGTCGGCACTCCGTCTGTTCGATACACCCTCGGTCTATCCCATCCATCCAAGTGCAGCTTTACTCTGTATGTCTTTCTACTCATTGCTACTCTCCTTTCTATTATGCGGTTGTGACACTCTCTTGTATCCTCTTGATTCTCTCGTCCTCTTTAATATATCCATCTATGATTGCCTTGCATTCATCAATCATATACCCATAGTCCTCATTAAGCCAATCTCGCGGACCTACCCGCATCCCATCACCCTCATTGTGTTCGGGATAGTATCCCCAACAACTGTCTTTGTTATTTCCGTCTCTGTCTTCAATGATATTCCCCACTACTGCCCCCCGGAGATAGTCATCATACTCCAATACCTCACCCCTCAGTACTCTCTCGGCCCTATCTCTAGTCTTCTTTGAGATATGCTTGACGCTATACTCCTTTCTTATTTCCGCAGCCGTTACATAGATGAATCCTACCATTCCAGAATCGAACTCAGCATGTCCCTGCGGTAATAGCCCCTGAAAGCTCCCCACTTTCATACGAAGTCCGGAATGGTCGTAGAGATAAAGAGGCAGGATGATATATGCCCCCCTATTTATCTTTAGGTGTGCCCTTATCTCTCCCCATCCATGATACAGATTACTGTTGATATCGTGTTTATCTCCAAGTGCATACTCCCTATGAAAGCATATCATATGCCCTAAATTGTCCCTATCCTCTCTAGGGCTTTGTGCATCCGCATCCGTATACACCTTAATATAGTATCCCTTGTATTCAATGCTCTCAATCTCATTCTCATTCATGATTTATTTCTCCTTTCCTGTCTTCGGATCAAATGAGTGGTGAATACTATATCCATCCATCTTTAGTTGTTTCACAACAGCTAGTCGCACGTATTCAATAACCTCACCCGCATTTTGGTAGTTGAAGTTACCCCCTTGTAATCTCATGCACCTTTCACAAAACCCATCTGAGGGTTTGCTATAATCTCCAATAGAGCGGTATGCTAATGCTACAATTGCGCAGACTTCAATTATCGCCTCTTCTCTTGTCATACTCTATTCTCCTTTCTTTATTCCAAATGTGTGAGCTTCAGTCTCTTAATCCCGTACTGTCTCGCATCTTCGGATAAAGCTAGTACTTCCGGACCATCTATATCATCCGGTTTAACATCAACTAAATCTCCATTTCCCTTTTCAAACTGAAACCATACCGGCCTGTTGGGAATACTCGAACAAGGCCAACTATCGTTGAAGTCTTCTACATATAACTAGAACTACTCCCAATTCATTTCTTTCGCATATTCTGCAAGCGATATGCTTCTATCACTCACGCATATAACCGCATCTTGCGTCTCGTAATCAAACTCATACCATGCGTGTCCATACTTCTGTTCTGCCCCTTCTACTGCCTTTTCCACGCGCCGTGTGCTTCCATCCGTTAGCTTTAGTGCTAACCCCTGGCTCCCTAGTCTAACCGCTACATGGAGCCGTTTGATCTCCCTTGGCACTAATACTTCGATCTCGTTTGCATCCGTAATAATACGGTTTGGCTTGTTTTCGGCTTGCCATGTCGGTTTGGGATAATCCTCCCCTGTATCAGTTTTGGCAGGAGTGGACCATGAGGCACTTGGATTTGATAGATTGATAGACTTCCATACAGCTACACCACCACGCTCTTTTATCCATCTGTACACCTTCTCAGCATTCTCTATTTTACATGTGTGCTTTTCCATGTTGTATCTGCCCCCATTGTCCGGTGTTCTGTTGGACGGTCGATATAGCCTGTCTATTATGCACAAGCCCATGAGGTTATGCTGACCCCTGGAAATGGGTAGACGACCCATCCGTAGTCCCCAAATGTTACACGCTGGAGTACATCTGTCTCTGTGTCATACAGTAAGATAGATATAGATTCTTTCATGTTATTCTCCTTTCTTTGGTTTAGATTGCTTGGTGATCCTCTTGTTTTCCTCCCTTGCGATTGCACAAGTCAAGCATTTTCTTGGCTGCGGTTTATTAGGGTGTTTTCTACAAATTAGCCTCATATCTATTCGCCTTTCCTTAGTCAGATTTCCCTTCTTTACTGCAATCCATATGCCAGTTCAGTGTAAAGTCAAATACTATTGATATCATTACATATTTCATTCTGCGCCGATGAGCCGCCGCCTACCTATTTTTACCTCTTTGCATAGTCGATATATCTTGAATTAGCCATATCTCTAGTATAATCATATATTTAGATAGATATGCAAAGTTTATATAGTCTTTGTAAAAAGGTAAGGGTAAAAGAGAGCGGAGATCTACAAAACTCTAAAGTATGCCCTCGCGCGTACACTCACGCGTAATATAGCCCACAATATAGCCCTATTTAATCGTATATATAGGCTCGGAGTCGATAGATTCCGTCTGCCATAGCTGTCTATCGGCTCGTTATCTACCCCATATAATGATGCTAGGCTATATGTGCATACAATGTAATTACACGTTAGGGTAAGGTGATTACATTGTAATTACATGGTAGAGGGGTATACAAACGTTTAGTAGTATCGTATATGCATATATCATGCATATGCATACATACGATTTAGCATACGCTACCCTCGTCCCGGATACATATAGATGCATACGATTGATGCATACAACCTACATTGTATCAATGCCCTATTATCAAGGGCTAGCGGGCAGGTGCAATCACATAATCGCAGGTTTAACGTTAAACACTGGGGATTATGCTCGATAATAGTTTACACAATACATCTTATCAGACACAGATCCAGGCTCATGGAGAGCATATTCAGGGGTGTGCATGGCCTCAAAATATGTAAATGGCATATGCAGAGGGAGGGAGGGGGCTGTGGCGAGGGCCGTCCTCAGAACGATGGAAGTGTCACCCCCGCTATCTCATAATTTTTACTGGGGTAAAATCGAGCTATCTCATAAAATTTACACGAATATTATTTGGGGCAGTTGTGGTCGCATGGTCGATATATATACCGCGCCTACATATACAAGTTGTATATAGACGCCGCGCATATAGATATATATGTATATGTAGATATAGATAGAGAGGTAGCGTAGATTTGGCACGATCCGATGCAAGTAGAGATAGATGGCTGCGGCGGGATTTCGAGGTAGATAAATACATGGGGAAGGACTATACCGGCGAGGATGAGAGCAGCAATCCATTCCGTGATGTGTTGAGGATGCACGGCATCACAGATGAGTTGATTGCACATAAATTGAGGGAAGAGCTAGAGGCTAAGACACAGCAGGCATTCAAGGGCAGTATAGAGGAATACGACGATAGCGGGAACTTGGTATCTAAGAAGACCAAGATTATATACTCGAAGAAGATGGTGGCCTGGGATGTGCGGCAGAGGGCCAGGATGGATGCACAGAAGCTATTAGGGCTATATCCCGAAGAGAGATCCCCATTGATACCTGGTGATGGGCTTCTGTTTGGCTCCCTTACCGGCCCCTTGAAGGTATTACTAGAGGATATCATAGGGAAGAGGAAGGCTATAGATGTAACCCCGGAGAGGGCTATAGATGATACCCCTAAGAAGATCGAGAGGCAGGCGGTACGCATATTGAGCTTTATGGAGGAATAATTGGCACATCTCAACACAGGACTGCGGGATGACCACCCCACCGTAAAAGCGGCCATAATGGAGTCATTCCCTGTCCTGTGTTCGCAATGAGGTTATTTATGCAACTACTCCCCGGCATTCCATATATAGGCAAGAGGGTCATAGTAGATTTCCTAGACTTTAGACTCCCGGCAATTATTATAGCAGTAAATGAGGATGGAAGCTGGATGGGGCGTATCGAGTGGGCGTATGCCTAAAGAAAGGAGAATAGAGATGGGAGAGGAACAGGGGCTTTGTTGGATGTGTATAGAGTATTGGGAGAGTGAGTACAGGGCTTTACCGCGAGTTATTCCTCCCTATGTACATTGTCACCATGAGCCGAAGGAGAAGCCGAAGTGCTGGTGTGAAGAGGGCATGATTGGAAGGGAGCGTTGGGTCAGCTTGGGAAGGGCGGTAAAAGTAGACTTCTGCCCGGAATGCGGAAGGAAGCTATCTTGATATCTCTTGAAAAGACACTAGCCAACTATCACTTAATTCTAGGTAAAGCTGCCCGCGAGGGCGAGGATAAGGTGAAGTTGGTTATGAGGGAACTATGTAAGCACGACCTATTCTTCCTGCTATATTGGGTCTGCGGCAGGAAGGATATGGGGAGACAGTGGATACTGGATAGGTGTAGGGAGGTAGAGGAGAGTCCCGATGGCTATATTGACCTCTGGGCACGCTATCATTACAAATCTTCCATCATTACATTCGGCAAGTGTATCCAAGACATACTGAATGACCCCGATACAACCATAGGCATATTCTCCTATAGCCGCCCTATCGCCAAGCCCTTCCTGCGTCAGATAAAGGTAGAGTTCGAGACCAATGAGAGGCTAAAGGCACTCTTCCCCGATATCCTCTATCTCAATCCTAAGTCTGAATCTCCCAAATGGAGTGAGGACGATGGGATTATAGTGCGGCGTAGATCTAATCCCAAGGAAGCCACAGTAGAGGCATGGGGGCTTGTAGAGGGCCAATGTACGGGGAAGCACTTCAGAGTCAGGGTCTATGATGATATCGTGGTGCGGGACTCTGTAACTACGCCGGAGATGATAAAGAAGACTACGGCGGCATGGGAGGATAGTCTCAATTTAGGTGTAGAGAATGGGGCGGTGAGATATGCGGGAACGAGATGGCACTATCTCGATACCTATAAGGAGATAATGGATAGGAATGCGGCTATCCCACGGATCTATCCCGGCACAGATGATGGAACCGAATATGGGAGAGCCGTACTCTGGGATCAGGCTTGGCTTGAGAAGATGCGGGATCAGATGGGGGTGTATGGGTTCTCATGTCAGGTACTACTGAAGCCGGTAGCGCGGGAGGATCAGAGATTTATGCCGGAGTGGATAAAGTACTGGCCCGCGTACTACTTCCATAACCTCAATAGATACATCCTCGTGGACCCGGCTAATGAGAAGCAGAAGAGAAGCGATTATACGGTTATGGTGGTATTTGGGACCGGGAGCGATAATAACTACTATATAATCTCTATGCTCCGCGATAGGATGAATCTCACGGAGAGGGCTAATGCACTCATACGGCTCCACCAGGAATATAGACCTATTCGAGTCGGATATCAGAAGTACGGGATAGAGTCCGATATACAGTTTATTGAGCAGAGGATGAAGGAGGATAACTATAGATTCTCTATAGTCCCGCTTGGGGGGAAGCTCTCCAAGGCAGACCGTATAGAGCGTCTAGTGCCTCTATTCCAGACAGGCCGTGTCTATCTCCCCGAATCTTGCATTAGAGTAAACTATGAGGGAAGGCAGGAGGATCTCGCTAAGGTCTTTATCAACGAGGAGTATATACCGTATCCCCAGGTACGCCACGATGATATCCTAGACTGTATGCAGAGAATGACGGATGAGAATATGATGGTGTCCTTTCCCGACTATGTACCCGGCATAGTAGGAGCAAGTAAAGATAACTTAATTCAACTGATCCAGGACAAGGAAGAGAGCTATAACCCTCTTACCTACGGATTCGGGAGGAGTTAAATGGGAAGACCACTCAAGTACTTTTCTCCACTGGTTATGCTTTTGGATGAGATGAAGCCTAAGTCACCCAGACAGGAGGCTACTCCTGCCCTTCCTTCAGATACAGATGCAAAGGAAGCGGCTAGGGTACAGGCTGAAAAGCTGAAGAAGAAGCGAGGGGCGGCTAGCACGATTGCTACCGGGCCGCAGGGTGTAGACACACAGGCTCCTGTCCTTAAGAGAACCTTGGGGGATTAAAGTGGAAGAACTCAAGAAATACGATAATCTCAATGATGATGAGAAGGCCAACTTCATAAAGAAGATGAAGGATAATCTGGCTAAGATCAGGAAGCCCTTTGAGGCAATGGTGGATAATGTCGCACTGATGGTCCATCCCGGTAGAAGACTAATAACTGATACCGGAGTGAGTAAGGGGCAGAAGACCGGGACGAAGATCTATGACGGGACGGCTATGAATGCAGCGTCTATCTATGCAGAGGGGGTCCACGGACATCTCTGTTCTGCATCTATCGCCTGGTTCAAGTTTGAAGTACCGACCAAATATAACTTTGGGCGCATCTCCGGGATGAAGGCTTGGAATGGGAAGAGATTAGATGAGTACCCTGATGTGCGGGAGTACTGTGAGACGATGGAAGAGGCTATGTATCCCGCATACCGCCGATCTAATTTCTACACCTTCAATCCCGAATCAATACGGGAGGGGGCTACGATAGGCACGGCTACCGGCTTCCTCCAGGAGAATGTAGCGGCAGGGAGAACTGTATTCACACTTCCGCACTTCAGAGAAGTCTATATTGCTGAGAATCAATTTGGGGAGGTAGATACTTGGTTCAGAGAGTATAACCTCACACTATCACAAATGGTGGAGAAGTTCGGGATAGATAAGTTGATAGAGAGTGATAGTAACTTTATCAATGAATTTAATACCGACCCCTATAAAGAGCGTCCATTCATCAATGCCATATTTCCTAGAGAGAGATATAATGCGGGCAGTATGGCGGGTAGGGATAGGCCCTGGGCCTCTATATGGGTTCAAGTACAACCCTTAAAGCTTATGTTGGAAGACGGCTTCTATGATCCACCGGCGGTTACATGGAGATTCCGCAAGAATAATGACGAGTGGTACGGGAGAAGTCTAGCCTGGGATGCGTATTGCTCTATTATGAGTGCCAATCAGATGGGGAGGACTAACATAGAGGCGGGGCAGAAGATGGTAGATCCGGCTATGGTAGGCCCCACCGATATGCGGGGAAGAATCAACAGGAAGCCGGGGGCATGGAACTGGGTAGATGCTGCTATGATGCAGAAAGAGCTATACCCCAAGCCCCTAGTTACCGGCATCCAGCTTCCCTTCGGCGTAGAGCAGCAGGAGAGATTAGATGCGGCAATCAGGGAACACTTCCACATCGACTACTTCCTGATGCTCAATAGAGCGGCAATGGAAAAGGTGGAGTTAACGGCATACCAGGTGGCGGGGATGATGGGGGAGCAGGCGGCTATACTCGGTACGAAGATAGGCCGTCTACAGACTGAGTGGCTAGACCCGGAGATGGATCGAATGATTGCAGTGGAGGATAGGGCCGGGAGATTACCGGATATACCCCAGATCATGTTGGATCTAGGGCAGAGGATAGAGTTGGATTATCTGGGGCCTCTTGCACAGGCACAGAAGCAGATATTCGAGATTCAAGGATTACGAACGGGGCTTAGAATAGCTGCCGATATAGTAGCTATAGATCAAACTGCTATAGACGTACTCGATGGGGATGCGGCAATGAGGAAGGGATTAAGGGCTGCGGCATTCCCGGCCACAGCTATCCGCTCCCCGGAGAATGTAGCTAAAATACGGGCCATAAGACAGCAGCAGATGGAGCAGGAGAGAGCCATGCAGCAGGCTATAGATGTATCTAAGGCTCTTCCTGGGGCAGGTAAGGCGATAGAGAAGGGTAGTGCAGCAGATGCGTTAATGGGAGGCCAGGGATGAATGTAGCTGAGAGACGATTGATGGAGAAGTATAGGGCGGTGTTATTCTCTCCATTGGGTATAGATGTGCTCTCCGATATTCTAGTTAACCTCTGTGGATTCGGGGGATATATTAATGTGGAGGGCGGGAAGGATATCAAGGAAGAAGTAGGGGCATACAATGTAGGAATCTCGATACTGGGCCGGTTGGGGGTATGCACGAAGGAGACCCCACCGAGCAGGGTTATTATGGCACTATCCGGCGTGATGCCGGAGATCCCGGAAGAAGCTAAAGAGGAGGAATAGGGAATGAAGAGAAAATGGGGAATGCTGTTTGGTATTGTGTTTATGCTGCTGGTCTTTCTTCCGGTAGCTGCTTTGCCGGAGGAAGAATTCAACCCTCCCAATAACCTGACAGGGACTATTGGGAAAACAGGGAGATCGTGGAGGCAGGGTGGATTCGGTAGATTCCAGATGCCGGAGATATCCGCACCCACAGGAAATCCCCCATCCAATTATGGTTGGCTCTACGTCAAGGATGCGGCAGGGGCCTCTGCATTGTACTTTGAGAATGATGCAGGGGTTGTGACTCAGGTGGGGGCATCTAATGCCTGGGATGATATTGCAGATCCCGATGCCAATGCCTCTATTACCCTGGGAACGTATACCAACACATTTACCGGGTCTGCTATCGCCGCCAATCAGAATCAGTTCCTCAATACTGGGAATATGGGAGATGTGGCGATAGTCTATATCCAGCAGTTAACGGGTACTCCCACCGATGGGAAATTACTCTATGCCACCACGGCGAGTACTAGTGTAGATGGGGTGCAGATATACAACTCTGTGGCTGATGTTACGGCTACGAATGCCCTGCTTCGGTTGGACTATCTCGATAATGCCGATACCGATGGGTACTTTATCATTGGCAGGCACAACAACTCCGGTACGACTTCCTTCTCAGTTGATATGACTGGGGCGATTGTAGCGAAGGGGCTTACCGGGCTTGGGGCCACATCCATTACGACTCCTGCGGGTACGGCATTGACTCTCGCGGCAGATGATGGGAATGCGGCAGGCGAAGACTTAATCATCACGGCTAATAACATCTCCCTATCTGCGGCAGGTCTAATGACTCTATCCCCTGATGGGGCATTAGCCATTGCCATTGATGCTTCCGATACCGATATAGCCACGGCACTTAACGTGGGGGCCAATGATATCGTAGGCACTACGGGATTGATTAACTACACCAACTTCGATGTCAATGCCGATGGGGATGTGACCTGCGTGGATCTTACCGCCACAGGCACGGTTAATATCGGGTCTCTGGCGCAGGATAACTTAGTTCCGGCTAGTGCGGCCCCCACTACGATTACTCTGAATGGTGCGGGAGCCGGGGGTGTAACGATAGGTGGGACATCCACAGGAACCATTACTTTAGGTGGGGGATCTACCCTCGTTAGTCTTCCTGCCAATACCGATCTCACCTTAGCGGGTGGGGTTATATCGGTGACGGACACGGCAAATAGTGCGGCATTAGCAATAACCAACGGTACTCTGACTACGGCTTCAGTTGCCACCATCACGGCGAATGCAGCTACGTCATCTAAGGTTATCTCGGTGACGGCAGATGCCCTCGATACCGGCACGATGCTCTATCTCGATTCAGATGGAATACCTGCCGCCACCTACTATATCCAGTGCTATGATGGGGCGGCTAATGATTTCCTGGTGGGGGCAAACGGGGCGGTAACTATCGCCGGTAATGCCAGTACCAATGTGCTGACTGTAACTACAGGCGATGTGCAGATTGATGATGGGTTGATCGAGATTGATACCAAC